CACCGAATAAAGCGAATAGAACAATAATCCAAATCCAATCAGAACCATATCCAAATCCTCCATTGCCACCAAATCCACCCATCATTGGATAAACTGGATAAGCAAATCCGTTGTTGTTACCATTTGTTGCTAAGTCAATTGTAGGAACAATTCCTGAATTTCCTCCGTTCATTATTTGGTCTCCTTTCTTTGAATTTTTATATCAACACTATTTTGTGTTAATACCATTAAGTTGGCTCATTGTGTCGTTCCACTCTTGTTTTTGTTCTGGAGTAAACTTATTCACAATTTCATTTAGAAACTCGTTAGGGTCTCTATTTTCCTTTCTTGCTTGTTGATACTCTTTGAACGCCTGTGGATTGCGTACTTTTAGTTGTTGTTCTAGTTGTTGTATCATCCCATCCGGTATTTGTTTTAGCCTCTGTTGTATCAACATTTGTAACATTTGAATCATTATTCTTCATCTCTCTTCTTAATTCTTCTATTTGGCTTTGTAATAATGCAATTTGCATGTCTTTTTCGTCTTTTGGTATAATTTCATTCAATTCATATATTTTTATGTCTCCATTAATATTTTTTACCCATACGACCGACATATCTTTACTAAAATATGGAGTTTCTCCTATTACTACGTCTTTTTGCACATCTTCAATAGAATTTGCGTATCTTATTATTTCTCTGTTGACTGGTGCTAATTGAAAATTCTGTGTAAGATTAGTTGGTTGAGGTTGATTTGCTTGTTGTACATATTGAGACCTCATTTTTTCTAACTCACTTATTTGTGTATTAATTCTGTCTATATTCATTTGTGGTGTATAAATGTTATTAAACGGATTGTTATACATGCTTTGTGTCCTCCCGGTTAAATGTATATGAAAAGGAGAAACACCCATGTATAACCCATAAAATGCGTTTTAAACATTCGTCTAGGTTGGTATCTCTCCTTTCCATCTTCAATTTAATTGTTTTTTACTGATACAAAACGATACACATAAAAAAAAGACACTATTTATTTAGTGCCTTTATTTCATCATTTACTCTACTTGTTATTTTTCTAATACCTGCTTCGGTGTAATTATATCTTCTTGCTAAGAATATGGCGTTTTCTTTTCCTATAAAATAGTCGTGACATATTTTATATTTAACGCTATCCTTATCAACTACCTTCAATATTGTATTTTCAAAATCAACTTCTGGCATACCTTTATACAATGGCTTGTATGTTTTCTTTACTAATTTTGATGTTACATAAGATAATCCTACTCCTAACATTATCGGTACGATAATACTAATGCCCATAGGAGTTGTTATTCTGTTTAAAACATAATATGTAGCATTTGAAAGAACAAAACATTGTAACATGCTTTTAAGATGAAAAGCTTTACCAAATACTTTCTTAGATAGCCAAAAAGAAGTGATTATGAATAAACATTCTATAAAAGTATTATTTAATTTACCTATAAATAAAACTACTACTAAAGTAAATATATTCCAAATTAAACTTAATATAGAATAAATAATAATTGTTGCTTTTTCTTGTCTTCCTAATTTTTTAAAATTAGAATAATTTTTCTGCAACTTTTTTTGCAAATCTAAAAAGTGATTTTTCTTCTGCAAAGAAGAAAACTGAACCGCTTCCGCTCCACATAGTTTAATTCCTCCTTTCATAAAATGTAAATTATATGTAATTGCTAATAACAATAGTTGGTCTATGTTTAAAATGCTTTCAACTAGAAAATTTCCGTAATTTGAGTTTATTCCAATGTTTCTAATAAATAAAGATATTAATTGATATAGCAAAATTAAAGTACTATATTTTATTTGATTCTTAAAACTTATTTTTTTAGAAAAAACAATTGGTAATAAAATATATATTATTAAACACCAAATTAAATATATCCAGTCCATTTTATAAAAAACAAACATTAAACATTGGGGAATAAAAATTAGTAATGTTGTAACAAAAGCCTCTTTAAAAGATTCTTTTTTATTCAAAACTAAACATATATAAAAATAAACTTGTATAAATACAGTTATAAAATTATATAAGTCTCCCCAATGTGTCGTTGAAATGGTTTTACTTAAATTATTCATAAAAGCATTGTTTACATCTAATCCAAAATAATCCAATCCAACTAATTTTAGTATACATATAACAACTAATAAAAATAGATACACTTTTAAACTTGCAAGTAAATATTTGTCGTAATCTTTGAACATAATGCACCTCCTTCCCAAAATAAAAAGAGATGATATTTACAACATCTCTTTTATTTGCTAAAGTATTATATCCAACTTTGTTAAAATTGCAATACTATTTTATAAAAGTTAAAGCAATTGATATTAGCCCTGTTATAACTGCACCTACTGCAGTCCTGAATAGCCATTTGTTATTATCTTCTATCCTATCTAGTCTTTTTTTATTGCTTTGTGCTAGAGTATATGCTTCTGTGGCTTTCGTCTCTACACCTTCAAAATTTCTTAATAATGTTTCTATTTTTGTTAATCTCGTTAATACTTCTATTTCAAATTTTTTATCTTCTTCAAATCTTTTATTTTCGTTCATACTCGCCACTCCCTGCATATTAGTTCTACTGTAATTATAAAGTAAAACAGAAAAGTAGTCAAATTGACTACTTTTTATATTACTCTACTTCTTTTAATGGTGTAGAACTTAACCTATAATCAACCCCATTGATTCTAACAACGGCAGTATTATCACTTTTGCGAACACTTATAACGTCAAATGTACCCGGTATTTGAACTTTACTACCAGCGTGTAACACTTGGTCTACTTTCTCTTTAGATACATTTGCTTTCTTTCTAAAAGCATGTAACCCACTCATATTAATAGTCATAACTTGACATTTATTTGGGTTTTGTGAAAAATACCAATTTCTTGTTCCATCCCAATGGTCGAATATAGCTATATGGTTTGAACTCCATATACATAAATCTCCCGGATACATAGCAGTTACTGGTACTTCATCAAAATACTTCTTTAATACACTTAACTTTGGTTCTACTAACATATTTTTAACATTACCACAACCACTTAATATTGATGTTGGCAAATTTAAAACCTCTACCATATAGAATTGTGCTAAATCCCAACATTGTGCTCCATAATAACCATCAAAATCAATGTACTTTCCATCATATTTCTTTTTAAATTGTTCGTATGTCATTCTTCTTCATCTCCTTATTATAATTATTTGTACTTATTCCTAAAATAGCACCTAATAATGTGTCAAGTGCCATTATAGTACCAGAAATTTCAACCCCATAAGGTATGTTCCATATTTTAAAAATTGCGATTACAAAAGTTGCAAGTGCTGGTAAATAATGTTGTGCTACCTTTTTCCAAAAATCATAACTTTTATTGCTCATTTTCATAATATCACTCCTTATTTTTTAATTATTTGTAATGTACATATAAGTAATGCACCACTTATTTCTCCTAATAGGAATCCTATTATAAATAACATATTATTATCTCCAACCTAATACTTTATATATTTTAACTTCATTATTTGAACCTGTATTTACACTATTAGAACTAAAATTCAAATAATATCCTGCTTGATGTGATATAGATGTTCCATTTATATGGACTATTTTTGTTAATAATTGTGGTACTGTTGTTAAGTTAGCCCAACATATCAAATTTGCATAAGCAGATATTGCTCTAGGTACTTTTACACTTGCTAAACCAGTACTGTTTCCAGTTGCTTTTCCATAAAATATTTCTATGTATGTAAAGTTGTTTGCAGTTTCACTTAATGTAATTGTTCCTGTTGAACCTGAACTATTTTCATATAATGTTACTGGTACATCTGCCAACCTTCTCCATGAACCTCTTGTTCCATTGCTCCAACCATTGTAATAAATTCCTTGTGTAGCATTATCCCCTATATAAAGTTGTCCTTTCCAAGATGTACTATTTCCAAATTCTAATACAACTCCATTGTTTGGAGCTTCACTATTAGTTGCTCTTTTTATCAATAACATAGAATTAGCATTTGTAGGTGTTCCTACTTCTCCTGTAGGTCTTGAATATAATCCATTATAAATTCTTCCAGCTTGACTAACCCTTAAATCTCCATTTACTTCAACTTCATTATCTCCTAAATCCAATACTGGAATACCTTTTGTTACATTTGTGCTATTACTTGCACTACTAAATGCGTCATTTACATATATATAAAATGTTGCTCCTGATGTATAAACTAATTGGTTTGATAAAGTGTAATTTGTTACTTTAATTTTATGATTTGTATTATCTACTGTTACTGAACCACTTGGTATTGTTGTTTGACTTCCATTATTCATCTTCCATTTTACAACAGGTGCATTTGTTACACTCCCTACTGTCGAGTTCCAATATGTTGCTTCTAAATTTAAAATAATATTTGAACTTGTTGGATTTTGTCTTTTAAAACTAAAACTTAATATCTTAACTGGTTCATAATTTATTAATGTCTTTGTAACTGTGCTTGATGTAGAATTACCTCTACTATCTGTTACCTTAATAACAAAACTATTTGATGTAGGTGTTATTGTAAATTCATAAGGACTTGATGTATCACTACTTGTCGAACCACTTTGTGTTAATTCAACTTTAGATATACTTGCACCTTTTTTTGCACTTGGTGTTACTGTGAATTTTACTCTTGATAAATTCTTAACTATTGTATTTGCACTTGTACTTCCTAAAGCATTTGATACAACACTATTAGTTTCTGACTCACTATGTGTAAATGTTGGGTTTCCATTTACTATTGTCATTGTTTTTGTGCTTTCACTATAAAATATAATGCCACCTGTTACTGTTTTTATTCCAAACTTTACTGATAAAGTTTTGCTTTTTGGTATTGCATTTCTTAATGCATTCCTTTCTGCAGTTGTTAGATTAAATGTATAACTTGAACCTGTCTTTGAGATATCTCTATAACTTGCATAAGCTACAGAATTATCAACTGCAAATATTCCTGCTTGTAAAGAACTAACACTATTCCCTGCAGGATTTGAATAATTAATTGTTGGATTTGCTTCATCATTAAAGTCTTGTGCTGATGTTATTGTTGCATATCTATTTATTTTTGGAAAATCTACGTCTGCACTTGTACTTCCACCACCACCGAAAGTAGCAGTCCAACTTGTTGCTACATTCTTTGTTGGACTCGAACCATCTGAATTATGTGTTATTGTTCGACTAACTTCACTTATTGTTGTTTCGCCTTTATACATTGTTGTATAACCGTAACTTCTTGTAGTTCCATCTAGGTTACCAGTAGCACTACTAAAACTTACTCCACCTGCTTGTCCTGTATAATATGTTGATTTTAATTCATAAGTTGTTTTATTATCTGCTATGCTTTGATTTGAATATTTTGCATAAGTTCTTATTTCTCCATAAGATAAACCTATTGTAGATATTCTTTGATATGAAGTTGTTAATCTTATTGCCATATACTAACCTCCTATATAGAAGAATCCTGTGTGCTTTTCTCCGTTGTTTTCATAAGCTTCTACTCTATGATTTCCTACTATAAAATATTTATCAACTGTTAAGTTGTTTACTTCTGACTTTGTTTCATTTGTTGTGTTGTCATAACCAAACCATGCAAGAGTATCGTCTCCGTGTGTAATTTTAAATTCTTCATTTGTTATTTGAGTTTCTATTTCTGATGTATCTGTTGCTACAGATATTCCATCATTATTGACAGTTACAGATGTTGTCTTTACTAAATTTGTACCTTCGTCTACTTGTTCTTGAATTGCAGTTACTTGTGCAGTAATTCCTTCTGTTGTCTGTGTTAATCTTGTACCTAATGCTTCTATTTGTTCCCCTTGATTATTAATCAAAGTTGTGTTTTCTGCAGTTTCTGTTGCGTTTAATTCTATTTTACCTTCCATTTGGTCTATGTTAGTATAAACTCTTTTGAATCTTGCTTCTTCCGTATTTACAGTAACATTTTCTTGTGCTTTTTCAAGCGTTCCTATATTGGTTTCAAAAACCTGTGTCATAACTCCATTATATGTTAGTTCATTTTGAGCAAATGTTGTGTATGTCTTCCCATTATATGTAAAACTAATTAAATCGTAAGGGTCTAATGCAGGATTACCTAGTATTTTTGTTATTTTCATTCCATATATACTAAAACCATTAATTGAATTGTAAATAGCTTCAATTTCACTTGCGTCTGTTATATATGGATTTGAAGCATTAATGTATAATGTCGTATATTGTCTAGCTATGTTCCAATCTTCTTCTTCTGGTATTCCACCATATTCGTATTTTCTTATTGCGTCCTCGTATACAACTCTTGATATTATAAATTTATCGCCTTCTGTAAAAGACTCCATTAAATTTACATCTAAGTTGAATGTTGTCAAATTATTGTTTATAGGTATTAATTGTAAGCCACCAGTTCTACTAATAGTTGCTATACTTCCTGCTTTTTCTGCAACATACATTACATATTGTCTTGCATTTATTGTATTATCCCAAACAGATATTTCTGTATTTTGATTTATAAATGTTGTTGTTTCTAAAGTTACTCCGCAAGTATTACAAATATCTTGTAGCAATTGTAACATTGTTACAGACATTTTCTTTTGATAAACGTCTCCTGTTATTGTATCTCCTACTTCATAGTCTGTTCCAACTATTAGCAACGTGTATTCATCGTTTACTAAAGAATAGTACTCTTTATTATCCGAATAAACTTCATCCGTAGTAATTATGTATTGGCTATTTATTACTCCTTCTGCATTATAAGGAACATCAAATTTAATAGAATTATCTCTTAACTTTAATGTAGTTGTGTTGCCATCCTTTGTTGGGGCTTCACTTAAATTGAATACTCCGATAGGAACGTATTCGTAGTCATTATCTACAAGCGTTCCTATCGAAATATTTATTGGTTCTACTATATCATCTAAATCTAAATCATGTATTTTTATTTCTACTTCTTTAGAAACAAAATTGTCTAAGTTGAATCGCTCTTCTCCATTAGATAATATATTAGATTTTACTTTAACGTATTCTACTTTGGCATTTGCATTTTCATATTCAACATTATTAAAAAGAAGAGATAATCTATGTGTAGCACCTCCACTATAAATTACATCTTTATATTTATTTGAAACTGTATACATATTATCTCTCCTATTCTTCTACAAATCCCCAATTTACATCTGTATATATGTTATTGTTAGGATTTTCGTCATCTACATAATATTTATGATAACTGACAGTAGCATTTCTATACATTTTTTTATTTACAAATGCCCATGCTGGTTCATAAAAGAATCTGCATTCTAGCCATACATTAGTTGTCATATTAAATAAAGCATGAAGTTCACTTCCTGACATTACAGGTACGTCAAACTCTAAAGTTGCAACGTCGTGTCTAACTCTATTTCTTATTGTATAACCTGCTAAATTAGTATAAGAATCCAAATCAACATCGTTTGCTGCTGCGTCATGTTCGGGTAAAGTATTGACTCCATTTATTTCATAAGGAAATTCTTGAAATGCTTCTGAACTTCCCCACGGTCTAATATATAATTTTTTATAATCGTTCATGTACTTATCCTCCTATTGTTATAGGCTTTCCGTTAGATTTAGCCATACCATTTAAGTCTTTTAACACTTTCTTAGCAACTTGTTCGTCTCCAACTTGAATAATAAATGTAGCATTTTGTAAGCCTCCAGATTTTTGAAGTTTTTTGTCAATTAAATCTAACATTTGATTTTGGTTAGCAACAAATGACTTACCTCCAATTTCTCCTACTAATTCCGGCCCTTTTTCGTTAGCAATAAACATTTGTCCTACTTCTGGCATACCACCTGTAGCTAAATGTTGAATTCTTGGAATACTAAATCCTTTTCCACCAACTCCCGGAACCCAATCAGGTATTTTTATCTTATTTAACATTCTTGTAAATGCGTTAATTCCATCTATTATGAAGTTTATTGGAGCTTTAAATATTCCTACAAAGGTATCTACTACTCCTTTAAATATTTGTTTTATTCCTTGCCAAGCTCTTTTCCAATCTCCTGAAAAAACACCAGTTATGAAATTTATAATTCCTGAAAGAATTCCAAGAAGACCACCAATTACATCCGAAATTATTCTTATTGAATTTAATACAGTATCTTTTATTGTTCTTAAAATTGGAACGATTACAGGTACTATATTTTTAACAATCCAATCTACAAGTGGTTTTAAGAAACTATTCCATAGCATTTTTCCGTTGTCAATAATTGCAGCAATCAAAGATGATATATTATCCCATAATGGTTTTAAATGGTCGTTCCACAACTCTTTTAAATCGTCTGCAGTTTCATCAACAAAAGGTTTGAAATATTCATTATATACATCTAAAAATTTTTTAAATGTATCGCTTAATCCTTTCTTTAAGTCATCGTAAAAAGGCTTAGCGTGTTCATCGTATACTTTTGTTAATGTATCTCCAACATAAGTAAAAGCTTCCGAAATTGTTCCTGTTACAGTTTGAACAGGTTCTAATAATCCTTCAAAAGTTTGTTTTATTAATTCCGTATTATCTACAATTGGTTGTACCATAACTCCCATTATATCATTTATCCATTGATTTACTAATTCATTTAATGACATAAATGGGTTTGCAAACATAGCAATAATGTCTGCTCCAATTTGTTTTGCTAAATCTCCAGTAAATATTTCAGAAATACTTGCAAAACTTTCGTACAATTGCCCTGCAAGGTCTATTCTGTCTGAACCTATATTAAACATTGTAGCAATATGGTCTGCTACTCTTCCTTTGTTCTGACTTAAATAAGAATCAATGCTTCCAACTAAACCTTCTGCTATATTTATACCTATTTGTTGAACTGAACCTACTATTTTTTTAAAATTTTTAGTAATTGTATTAGTCAAATTTTCAGAAGCTGCTACAACTTTAGGACTTGTAAAAATGTCAACTAGCATTTTACCTACATTTTGAAAGTGTTTTCCAAGTTCTGTTGCTTTTCCTTGTATACCTGTAAACACCCACTCAATTTTTCCCGTTTCTTCATTTACTCTTTTTGTAAATCCTAGCCACTCTAGTATTTTTTCGGCTATTTCTTGTGCTTTTGTTTTTACGGATTCTAGCTTCATCTTGTATTGGTCTGCCATGTCGTTAAATGCTTTTAGAAGATTAGGATTAATTCCTCCCGCTCCTCCTGCTCCTCCTGCTCCTCCTCCGCTACTACCAGTATCGGTTGGAGATTTTATTACATTTAATTTATCAAAACCTCTTAGACCTTGTAACTTTTTGGCAGTACTTTCTGCACTCTTTCCTACGCCATCTATTGCACTACCTACGCCATCAAAATAGTCTATTGTGTTTGCTTCTTCAAATGTATCAAACATTCCTTCTTTATAACCTACGAGCCTTGCTAATGCACTTATAATGGCATTTAATACAATTAGTATTGCGTTAAAATAAGGCAATATTTTAGCAACTATTGGTAATAATACGTTACCTATATTTCTTGCTAGCATACTTATTTGCTCGCCCATGATTCTCATTTGGTTTGCAGGTGCTTCAATTGTTCTTGCTAAGTCTCCTTGTGATGACATTAATTGATATTCCATTGAAATAACTCTTGCAAGAGCTTTTTCTGCGTCGTTCATATCTTCCACGTAAGCGTCTATTCCTAATACATCCATAGTTGTTTGTACGCTTGTTTCCAGTACAGATACACCTGTTCTCTGCTTTAAAGATGTCCCTCTACCTTCCATTGCATATTGTAATGCAGTTTGAGCTTTATCAAAATCCATATTATATAGTGAAGATAAGTCTAATGTCATTTTAGTCATCAACTCTGACAATTTTTCTCCTGTTTCTGTAGCAATTCCCATTGATTGTGTTAGGACTTTAAAGTGTGCTGCAGAACTTATAATAGTTGAATCATCCAAATTTAATGTATCTGCAAGTGTTGAAGAAAACCTTCGTATGCTTTCGGTATTTCCGTCAAAAGCAACTTCTAATACGTTTAATGTTTCAATATAGTCTGCACTTTTCTTTACTGCGTCAGACATATAACCTGCCATTTTTTTAATGGCATGTCCTAAAATTGCCCATTTTCCTGTATCTACTAACCCTTTTAACTTACCAACAGTATTTTCCGCCTCATTTCCAACATCTTTTAAGCCTTGTTTTGCTTCGCTAGTTCCTTTGCCATCATATACTGTTTGATACAATATTTTAGAAGTATTCTCATCGCCCATATTATTCCTCCTTCCTATTTTATTTTTTTAGTGTTGCCCAGAAATTAAGATTTTCTTGGCTCTGTTTTTGTAATTTTTCTTTTTGTTCTATCTTCTTTTCTTCTTTTTCTCCAAATAAATCGTAAGGTTCAGAAGGATATGTTCTTTTATTTGGATTATGTTTGCCTGAAATAAAAGCAAACCCAAAATCTTCTAAACTCTTTTTAAAACCATCATATATGTATAAGCCCTGTAGCCAGTTACTATGATTAATCAACGTATTATTTCTTTTTTGTTTTTCAATATACGCTTTTTGATAAGAAGAAAAGAGTTTTGGGTCATCTTTCCAAAACTCTTCACTTGTCATTCCAAACTCTATTGCTATTGGAAAGAGATAATCAAAAAAGTAATCTGATAACGAATTAAATTTAGGACTATCTGAATCTACTTCGCTAGGGCTTTTAGGTTTTTTCTTTCATCTAAATATTGTTGTCTTATATCAACTGATTTTTTGCTTAAATCCTCGTATATATCGGATATTTTTTCAGCTTTTTCTTCATCTTCAAAATATGGAGATAAAATCTCTTCAACTTGTGATATTGACATTTTTTCTACTGGATATAACCAAATCCAAAATGCTCTTGTCATAACTTTTTTTATAAGTTCTTGCTTTTCTTCTGTATCTTTTTCTAGTTTATCTTCTGAAATTGACTCTGCAAATGGGTCTTCGTCATCTTTCAATTCAATATTAGATTTATCTTTAATAACGCTTTTATTTATTTTATCACTAGCGTTTTTCATATTTGTATATTGGTCTATTTTCAATATACTTTCCCTATTTAATTCTACTGTATATTCTTTTCCATTTAATTCAATAATTTCATTTAATTTCATTGTATTACCTCTTTCTTTCTATTATTTCTTGTATTATTCAGTTACTTCTACTATTAAAGTTCTCTTGAATGAAGCACATCCAGTTGCAGAAGTTGTAAGTTCAATTATTGCAGTTCCTGCAGCAACTCCTGTGATTGTTACTTCTTTTCCAGAAACAGTTACTGTTGCAACACTAGTTGTTTCACTAACTGCAGCTACTGTTGCGTCTGATGGTGCAGTTTCAACATTGATTTTATAAGTTCCAGTTCCTGCTATAGTTGTACTTTCAGGAATTGTATTTGTTATAATTGCAGTATTTTCGATTAAGTCAGATACATTATCTACATATCCGTCATATCTATTTACTGTAATTGTAAGAGTTCCTTGAATTAGATTTCCAACATCTGTGTTGTCTGTGCTATAATCTACTTCTCCTGAATATTTAATTCCTGTCATATCAGGGTTTACTCTTAAGAATTCTTGTGGTTGTGTTTTTGCAGCCTCTAAAATTCTATAGTTATCTCTGTGTGCATAAAAAGGAATTGTAATTTGAGGATTATCTGTTCTTCCTCTTACATAAGTTTTTGACGCATTACCAATTACTGTTTTTTCTAATTGGTCTGGTGTAGAACCATTTTCTCCAGTACCAGTTAAAGGCATAAACAAACTATATTTACCATTTGATTTTTTAGTAAATAAGCCTGCCCCTAAATGTTCTGATAAGGCTCTATCAACGATACTATTTAGTGTTTCCATTTATTTTCATCTCCTCCAAATATTTCCGTAGACGTTTCCCCATCTACATTTGTATTTCATTATTCTTCTTCCTACATCAGTATCTAAATTAGGTATATTTTTACAAGAACTTCTTCTCATGTTTTTATGTATTCCCATAAATATATGAGTAAGATTTGTTAGTTCGTCTATTATGACGTTTCTTGATATACTTCCTTTATCTTGTGCATAAATTGTAATTGTAAAGTCTTCATTGTCATAATATTCTATTTGGTCTAACGTTCTATTTGATGTTTCAGTAGAATCCTCATGTTTAAAGTCAACGATTGGAAAATAGGTTGATTTATATGTGAAATCTTTTACTACTTTAGGTTGATATTGTGAATTTTCCTCTATAAATTGTTTATATTCCAAATATAATTGGTTAAAATCCATCATAATTTACCACCTAGTTCCTTTTTTATATATTCTCTTACCCATCTTGCTACATTTCTTTCAATAATTTTTGCAGAATCTTCGTAAATATGTTTTGGTGTTTGTCCGTATACTTTATATAAAACTCCTTCTTCTGTTTCTATTCTTTCGTAAGGATAAGCAAACAAGTCTGGTGCTTCATCTTCGGGAACATACCAATACATATAACCGCTTGCTAAGAACGTTGGCGTTTTACCTATATGAGGTTTCTCTGCATATAGACCACTACCATATTCAAGTATCAATGAATAATGTTCTCCACTTGCGTTTACTACGTCATTATATATTAAAATACCATTGTCTTTTATTTCATATTTATTGCTTTTAATATAATTTTCGTCATACGATAATCTTTGTTCTGCTATTTCATTTACTATTGCTATCATTTTTTTTGCAAGATATACTTTCAAATCGTCGCTTTGCATTAGGTTTTCAACTCTATTAATTTTATCTATTACCTGTTTAGTACCTTGTATTTTAATAGTGAACATTTTATTAATCTTCTTTAGATTTTGTATTTATAATAGGAGTTTTTTGAGCTTTTTCTTCAACTTTTTCTTTTTCATCTACTAACTCCCATTCTCCAGTTCCTAAATACATAGACGCTTCAAATTCTTTTTTTATTTCTTTTATAACTTTTGTTTTCTTATTTCTTATTTTTGCCATTATAATACCTCCTAAATTTTAGTTAATCTTTCAAAATAAACTAATATTTTCATATTTTGTGGTATTGCAGTTATTACTCTATAATTAGCAAATTGACCGTCATATTCTTCGTTACTTGGATTAGCCTCATACAAATATGCTAAATCATATTGATTAAGTTCTCCTAAATATTTTATATCCATTAAAGCTTTTACTGTTCCTTCTGACGTAACTCCGTAAGTTTTTAAAATTGCTTCGTCTGCGTCATTTGTAACAGGCTGGTAATTTAATAAAAATTTTTTAGGTTCATCATAATTTTGTATTTCGTTGCCATAATCGTCTAAAGTTATTCCCGTTTCATCAACAAGTCTTTTTCGTATATAGCAAACCTTGTTCCAATTTTTAAAAATATTATTCGGTGCTTTCATCTTCATCATCCTCTTCTGGTTCTGTAATAAAGCCTATCATAGGCTCTATTTTATTTACTAAATACGTACTTAAATAAGCAGTATCTCTAGTCCAATTTAAACCATTTTCAGAATATGATTTAATGTTTATACTTCCAATTAAGTTATATAATTCTTCTGCACACCTTAATTGCCAATTGTAATAACGTCTTGGCAATTCCATATCAGTTGTATCTTTGTAAGGATATCTTAAGGAAAGTGCGTCTTCTTTAGCGTCTTCTAACAATCTTTCTATAGTACTGTTATATATTTCTTCGCTTTCAAAAATGCTTTCGTCATAAGGTATCCTCTCTTTTAATAAATCTACTTGAGTAGGTTCTCCTTGTGGCTCAGTATCTGGTTCAGTTACAGGCTCTGTTTGAGGTTCTGTATTTGGTTCAGTTACTGGTTCATTTTCAATTATTTCATTTTCTTCTGCACTTTCCATAAAATTCTCCTTTCATTATCCTCTTGAAATGATTCTTGCTAATGGTATCATTTTGTGGTTTACAAATGCTTTTGCATTTCCAGATTTTCCGTTATTTACAACTTCCCAGTTACGTCCATCTGCTAATTCGTCATCTGTTGGAGAATTAGAAGCCATATTTTTCTTAGTAAATGAAATCCATTTTGGAACAAACATCTTTCTTTGGCGAGTATATAAAGTATCAATACCACCATTTGTTTTAGGGTCTCTTCCCATTTCATTTGGAACTTTAACTCCAACATTATCATAATCAAAGAATTTATCTCCTAATACGTAAGTTGTATAAGTTGTATAAGCTCCTTCTCCTTCTCCTTCTTCTGCAACTGGCATTTCATCGTCAATAACAACTAATTTACCATTCCAAGTTGCTAATCCTAAATCTCTTTGGATTCCTTCTGAATCAGTATATTTTAAATACTCTAAAAGGTTAAGATTTTCTAAGTTTGTAGCAACCATACTGTGCATAATTGCAACTTTAAATAATTTCTTTTTGTCTCCACTTGCTTTTTGTAAAGCACTATTTAATGTAGCAGCAGATACAACGTTATCTGTACTTTCTTCTGAAATATCAGTAGTATGTGCGTCTACAAATCCTGAACCATCGTTCATTGCAAAAATTCCTGCAAGAATTGATAAGATTGTATTTTGGTCTACTCCATCGTAATATTCATTTACTTCTGCAGCAATACCTTTCATCCAATCTTCTCCAGTTAATTCTGTAGAGAAATCTTTTTCAGTCCAAGCTTTCATACGTCCAACTATAATTTTACCTTGTTCAAAAGTATCTCTTGAAGTTGCAGTCATATCAACTACACCATCATAGTTTAATACTTGTCCGTCTAATAAACCTTTTACAGGTTCAATAATGTAATTTCCACCTACTTCATCAGATAATCTTGCTCTAGTGTTAGATACTGGATTTAATAATCCATTTTTTATTAATGAGTTTTCTTTTACATTTGGAACTTTCTTTCTATATTTTTCAAATACAGTAGGATTCCAAGTTTTTGAATCAAATTTTGCCATTCTTATTCATCTCCTTATTGTTATTTTTACTTTTTGGCATTATAGTTTGGCAAATTCGTCAGGATTTTCTTCTGCAAATTTATTTTGCTCATCCAATGACATATTTTCAAACTTTTCCCAAGTCATTGCTCCACCATCTTGTGGTACGTTAGAAATGTTTGGTTTTAAGTCGATATTTGCCAATTCTTCTCTTACTTTTTTGTCAGTCTCTGCTTTAAGACTTTCAATTTGTGTTTTTAGGTTAGTAGCATTTGTAATTGTTAATTGTTCATCATCTCTAACTAACGAATTAATAATTTCATCTGTTAAAGGTATCCCTGCAAGAATTTCTTTTGCTTTTGCAGTATTTACAATTATTTTAGACTCATGTAAGTTTTTTGCAATTTCTTTCTTTTGCTCTTCAATTTTTTCTTGCTCACTCATATTTGCTTTATGAATTTCTTCTAATTCATTTTTTATAGCGTCATAATCGTTTTGCTTTTGCAATTTAGAATTTAAAGAATTGATTTCTTTATCTTTTGCTTCTATATCGCTATGAAAAGCATTAAGAATTGCAGACACTTGTGCGTCTGTTGCTCCTTCCCCTAGAATTTCTTTTACTCCATCTCTTGTCATACTATCTCTCCTTCCAATACAGTAACATTTTACGGTCGTTACCAAACCAACGATTTGAGATATTTATTTTTACATTTGTTTCGCACAAATGATAAAGCCATTGGCACACCAACTAGGACTCGAACCTAGACTAATGGTTTTGGAGACCATTGTTCTACCTTTAAACTATCGGCATATTTAGAAGGGCATTTTATTGCCCTTGATTATCTAATTCTTCTGTATCTTGTCTTTCATTATCTTGTTGTTGATTTTTCTTTATAGAATTAATCTGTTCTGCAATTGCCTGTCTCTCTTCCATGTATTTTCTCTGTGCTTGACTTACAGATACTGGGTCAGAGAATAATCCAATTACACTATTTGCAATTTCAGGTGGGATTTGTGCAGTTATTAAGTTATTTAAAGCTTGTGTCTTAACAAGTAAGTTATCGTTCATATCTCTATTGAACTTAATATCTATATCACTTGTCTTAAGATTCTTTATTTGACTATCAGGTGCATTTTTACATATCTTTAACAATACTTTTAATGAATTTCTATCGCAACATCTGAAAGATTCTTCTTCTCCTTCAATTCTAATACTAGAACTTGTAAATCCTTGACCTGTAAGCATTGCTTTACCTGTTTCTGCATTTACTGTTCCATTATTCTGTGCTTGTGGAACTCCTAGAATGTCATGTAATGCACTTAATTTTCTTAAATAGAATATTTGTGTATCTAAACTTTTTAAACGTGATTGTAAAAGCTCAACACTTGCTTTCTTTTGGTCTGTAGACTTAATAGAAACCGCTCCATATTCTTGAATTGCTTCCATACCTTCTTTAGAAATTTCAGCATTTGTAAATACCATAATTGAGTTTACAAATCCTTCAATATCATCTAAATCATAGTTTTCTACATTATTTAAGTCATCAAATATGTCTTTTCCAATTTCAATTAAACTTAATCTGTATTTATTTGTATAATATTCATTTATTAAATGTTCTTTTGAAATAATAGGTTTGGAAGATGTAACAACCCATTCTCCCGTTTTATTTTCCAAAACAAACATTCTTTTTCTTGTATATACTGTTACTTCGTAATAAGGCTTTACAGTATCTTCTTCTTTTCCAGTTTCAGGATTTACTTCTTGTGTTATATATTGCATATCAGTTTCTACATATCCACAAAGTTGTTCTCCTGTAATACCACTTGAATATACAACTTCTGCATTTAATGGATTAAGATTTATTATTTCAAAAGGTGCTTCATCTTCTTCTGTCACTTTTGTTGCATTTACATATCTGAATCCTCTACCACATGTTAATACATCGTCGTAAATATCCATGTCTTTTCTATTTTTATTTTCGTAGGAAGTATATTTATTTAATGTTTGCATTTCAGTAGTAGATGAATCTCCTAGTGGAGCATATTGAATAGGTTTTCCTAAAAGATAAGTCTTTTTCCAATCAACAAAGGCGTAAGCCCAGTTTTCTACAGATTTATGGTTTATATCTGTTCTTGTTAATTTTTCCTTATCTTTTATGTCTTGGATACCTTTTATATAATCTTGTAAATATTCTGACTCTTGTTTATTTGCAAGATGAATGCCAAAACTATTTGTAACTACATCTATTACTTTCCTTGATTGTTCTTCTATACTTCCACTTAGGAATTGCAATTCCGTATAGTTAGCCTTGATTGTTGTTCTACCTTTTAAAAGCATTTAATCGCCCTCCTAAGTACTTTCCACTAATTTCAATGGAAATGTATCATATTTTTATTTTCTTGTCAAAATGGCCTTAAAAATACATTCTAATATCTGCCATAGGTAGTGCTATTTGAGGTTGACTATTTTCTTCAATAATTTCACTTCCGAATAAAGCACAAGCGTCAGGAGCGTCATCATTTTTGTTCATTCCACTTTCATTATATGATGTTAAGTTATCCATAAATGCTCCCATTTCTGTATTTGTTCCATACATTCCTTTTTCTGGAAATACTAATTGTTTTTTAATAATATGTTTTTCATTTTCAATTCTTGTAGGTTTAGCAATTGTATTATATTTTTCCAATATTTCACAGAAATTTACACCTTTACTTGCTAAAATTCTGTCTAAATTTTGCTTTAATTCACTTGTGACGTTAGATTCTATTACAAGTAATACAATGTGATGTTCAATAATTTTATTTACTATATCGTCGTACATATCTTTTGTTGCAGTTCTTGTAAATAAAGCGTCTTTTAAATAATAATCGTAATTATTTCCGTTTTCTACTTTTGTAAATATTGGCATAGCAAAAAAGTCTTTTCCACTTTTTCTAGTTGCGTCTATTACAGAATACGTTCCTATAAAGTCTGTTGAAGGTATAGTCCTATATGTTCTAAGTTTTTCATAACTAAAAGACAAAGCCTCTGGGTTGGTTGGTATTTGTTGAAAGTTTGTTTCCCACAAATAAGAATCCATGTTTCTTTTTTCTCTTAAAAGTTCTTCTGTAGATTTTAATTCAGGGCATGTACTTGCTCCTGTATCGTAATCTAAAGCAGGAACTTGAATAATAGCACAACTTTCATCCTCACTTATCATTACGTATGGATATTTAGGATGTTTTTTAAACTTATGTTCCTTCAATAATTGATGAATTTTTAAGTCTATATAGTCTCCACTAGCCCATAAAGTACCTGTTATACATACTTTTGGTGTTCTATTTTGCACAAAACGTTTTTCCCATACTGTTATAGATTTATTATAATAATATTTATTTAAGTCTTGATTCATTGCAGACAAATAATCTGGATATAAGTCGTCTATATGTATACATTTACTCGCTCTTGAACCTACTACGTTTGAATTTGTAGTCTTTGCGTAATAAGAAAATTGTAATTTACAGTCTCTTAGTTTCCATTGTTCGTCAGTTTCTTTTAAAAAATAATCCTTGTCTTCTGGGCTAAATTTCATTTTTGGAAAAACTTCCCCAAAAGCTTCACTTTTTATCTCGTCAATAACTGTTCTTGACCCTGCTTTAACTACATCGTCGTTTGAACACAAAGACAATACAGTTCCCTTTGAATCAATACCAAAACACCATGCTTCTGCTACTTTTTTAGGAAATGTCTTCCCGTATCCAGATGGTGCATTGAAAATCAAGTTTGTAAAGTTAGGATTGCACTCCAATTCTTGCAAATAATGAATATACCCTACCAAAATATTGTATCTAGGTTGAAAAAACTTCTCTTTTTCCGGAAAATCCCATTCTCTATATACCATATAATGCTCTAAGCTTATTCTAGCACCTAATTTATACGCATATTTAAGCATTTTATCAAATTCTTGTAGATGATTTGGATTTGTGTCTATTTTTATAAGCAAATCTAAGATAGGAATGTACTTTTTTATGACTAAAAGGCCACATTCTTTAACATTTTCTTCGTAATTTTTGAATAAAACATCCAAATCTTTACACATTTCAAATATTTCTTCGTAACTAATTGCACTTTTTGTATTTTTTGCAAAATTATTCTTTAAAATTGACAATAAATTGTCTATTGCTTCCCTTATTTCTACTTTATCTTGCATTAATTCAACCTCTTTTTCGCTTTTTTATCTGCAAAACTCTTATATTTGTTGATTCTTTCTTCTATTCTTTCCATATCTGGTGCTTCTACTATATTAATATTTACCTTTGGTTGTTGTTTTTCTACAATTTCGTTTTGAGATTTTAATTTGAACATTGTACTTCGTTCTTTAACAATCCCCAATTGAGACATAGTTACATTTGTATCTCCTATTTGGTCGTATATTTTCTCTGTTATTGTACGCATAGCTAAATCTGTACTATTTCTATACATTCTTAAAGTATTTAATGTTATACCTGCAAAATGACAAAAACTTGTTAAGGAAGCAGGATATTGCCCGATATTATTGTTTACATCTGCAAGTAAATCGCAGTAAAAAGCATAAGCAAGAGATAATTTTTCTGCATTATACTCTGGTTCTTGACATCCGATAGGAACAATTGACTTAAAAAACACATTTTCTATAACAATTGGGCTATAATCTATTTTCCAGTCTATAGGGTCTCCATCTTTATCCCATTTACATTCTATTTTATGCTCTTCCGCATACTTTATCATATCCTCAACTAGCTCTTTTCTTCTTTCTTCTAAATTGTAAAGAATATCTTCTACTTTACCCTCGGTGTAAAACTTCTCTAGTTGTCTTGCTTTATCTTGTTTTTTCTTTCTTTCTTCTAAAATCTTCTCTCTTTCCATTTTTATTCTCCTCCAATTTATTTAAAAATATCATTTTTTTACAGATTTGGCAATTTGTACTCTTTTATGATATATTTAAAATAGAAAAAGGAGGGAAAGAAATGATATTAGCAATCGACCCCGGTAACGAGGAGTCTGCATACGTTTTGATGGATGAAAAAACATACAAACCGATAGAGTTTGGAAAAGTTGGGAATCCTTTAATGTTAATAAAATTAAACGAACTTAAATATAATAAATTAGTAATTGAAATGATTGCTTCGTATGGTATGCCTGTGGGTGCAAGTGTATTCGATACTTGTGTATGGATAGGAAGGTTTATACAAAACAGAAAATGCCCCGATTTTGAATACATATACCGTAAAGAAGAGAAAATAAACCTATGTGGAAGTATGAAAGCAAAAGACAGTAACATTAGACAAGCGTTAATCGACCGATTTGGAGAAGTTGGAGTCAAAAAGTCGCCCGGATTCTTCTACGGATTTAAAAAAGATATCTGGGCAGCATTTGCAGTAGGTTGTACATATTTAGACAAACAAAAAGAAGGTAATTAAGATTCTAGTTCCTTCTTTTTTTGCTCTTCTAAAAGATATTTTTGATGATATTTCTCTTTTTTTCTCTTAAAATCCATATATGCCAGTCTTAAATGCAAGTCTTCTTCCGTTACACCGCATATATAATCCCACATTAAACTCTTTAATTCGTAATCCAGTAAACAAAGTTGATAAAAATAGTACCATTTATATATTCTTCCTGTATTGTAGTCTAATTTACTGTATTTTTCTCGTATAAAATCCTTCTTTTCGTATAATTCCTCGATTGTTGAAAACTCCATTTCCCCTATTTCTTGTGCAATTTGTTTAATCCCTTCCATCTTTTACCTTCCTTTTTACCGTATACCCTCTCTCTACCTTAAATATACACCGTTTTGAGTACTTTTGCAACAACAATAAAATATAAAAGATGTATGCTTTACACACATACATCTCTTACAAGAAATTGAATGAAAAGAAATTGATTGTGCAGTTTCCTACACAATACTATTTTACAATATATTTACACTTTTGACAAATTCCTCTCCAAATACTTCTTTTGTATTAAAAGTTTCCCTTTTGCCCCTTTATCCCACCTATGCACTCTCTCAAATTCCTCTAAAAAATACTCGATTAATTCTCTTTGTTCTCTTGTCGGCTCACAACCTTGCTTATTTATATATTTGAATATCTTATTTATAGCAATATATGTGTCTATATCTTTATATTCTATTAAATGCAAATACTGATGTGCAACTGGCATTAATAAAGCCCCGTTAGAAATGTCTTTTGAACCTCCGTCTTCTCTTTTAAATATATGATGAAAGGTTAAATCTTTCTTCGTTAGACGATAATTCATCCAATCTAAATTTGAATAAGGTACATATATCTTTAACATCTCTTTAGTAATTTGCTTCATTTTAAAACAAAAACCTCCTATCTTTTTAGGAAGTCTTTTCTTCAATTTCTTACGCTTTATAAGCAGCATATAAAAGATAACGAGAGGTCAGTTTGTTATCTCCTATATGCCACCTGCAAAGATGGCTTAACATTTTAGAAGCATGTTAGTGCTTTTATAAGCACCATAGAATAGATATTGTCCGAGCGAATGATTGCTACATTACGAGGTTCGTAATTTACTCCATTATGGAACACCTTTCAGACCCCTAGGATTTATATCTATTCTATGCTACCTATAAATAGATAGCACCATGATAAGCTATGTTTGGTACTTTTACAAGCACCATAGAGTAGATATAAAACTTCCCACTGATTGCATATGTTCTCGATTTCTCACTTGACCTCGCAACAAGGCGATATACCTACTCTATGCTACCTGTAAGTAACACTGACTTAATAATGACTTACATAAATAAGACTTGCGGATATTAAGTCATAACACAAAACTGTGCGACAAACTCCAAAGCACAAACCAAAGGAGTTCATTAGTACTCTTTTACAAGTACTATATTTATTACAAAATAGGAACATATTCCCATTTGTAACCGTAAGCATATTTATACTTGCCTAAGCAACAATATTGAATATTTTCTTTTTTATATTTGGTATTCATAACAATATCTCTCAAATTATACCATTGCTTTATAAAATTACCATTTTTGTCATACTGATTTACATGATATTTTGTCTTTATAATGCTTTCTCTATTTTGCTTTGTTCCATAATTCATGTTTTCTTTGTGAGTCACAAATTCAAGATTTTCAATATTATTGTTATGTTTATCTTCGTCTTTATGATTTACTTGCAATTTATTTTCGCCTAAGAATGTTTCTGCTACAAGCCTATGAACATATAAAGTTTTTTGTATACCATTTTTTGATAAACCAACTTTTAAATATTCTCCATTAATAGCTTTTAATATTTTCCTTTTCGATTTTACTCTGCCTAAGTTTGAAACTTGATATAAGCCTTCATAGCCTTTTATATCTTTCCATATTTCTTCCACAACCTACACCTCCAATATGTAAGTGCGGGAGGCTAATTGGAGTAGCCCCCCTAAATAGGAATTTTAACTCGCTAAATAAGTTCCTCTTCTTACTTAACACCCTTAATATACTATTTTTTACCCTCTTTGTCAATTTCTCCTATTTGCTCTATTCTCCTCTACAAACTCTTCAAAACCTTCGTAAAATCTCTCTTGCTGCGAATATCTCCTCGCCCTTTTATGCTCTAGCCTCTTATGCACCTTATCTTTTCTAAACATTCCAAATGTATCGTACATCCCCTCTGTCCTTAATTGTATAATTTTATGCACCTTATTATACCAACTACTTATCTTCTTCATTCTTTTTCTCCTTTTATATTATTTTATTTTATTTTTTTTAATTTGACAATCGATTGAAATTTTTTGTTGGAGTTGTTTGAGGGAGTAACTTAAGGGTTTTTCGTTTTTTTATAGTGGGGAGGGTATACATTGCTTTACATTTTCTTTTCAACTTTCATTATTGAATAATATGTAAAGTTAAAATAAAAAGATTCTATTAATATTTTTTTATTTTACACTTAAAAAAATTAAATCTTGTTATACTTTACACATAAAAGATATATATAATTAAATAATATATACATACATACATACATATATATATATACATATAAATAATATATTAAATAATT